ATTGGCGCTGCCCAGTCGCACTCGAAGGTCGCACCCCGATCAGTCGCGCATCCAGCGAGAAAGACGGCGATCGCGCTCAGCATCAGGCACAGTCTCAATGTCATGGCGAACCTCCCTGGATGTGCGCATCTCACGGATGCGGGCCTCGGCAGCCTTGATGGCGAACTCTGCCTCAGCCGCATGTCGCCCCTGGCGGGTGGCGATGCGCAAGGCCGAGAGCAGGATCAGGAGAAGCGCACCCCAAAGCAGGGCACGACGGCAAAGTGCCGCTATGATCCGCGAGATAAAGCCAATCATGGGGTCCGACCCGTCCGGTGATCCTCGATCCGGGCCGAGCGGGCTTTCCAGGCGAAGACGATGACCGCAAGGAAGATTGCCGCCCCAAGCAAAGGCATGACGACGGGGGCGTAACTTCCCAAGCCAACCAAATCTAGAAGGCGCGCTCCAAGGTCACGTCCATCCTCGGCTTGTCCTACAAGTGGAACGACATCGCTGACCGCGATCCCAACGGACCCTGCTGCCCCGAGCGCCATCTGGGCATTTGATGCGGCCAAGATGCGTGAGGCTTCGGGTTTGCCCGTCGCGCGCTCGATCGCCACCGGCCTCGGACGCGCTTTGGTCAGGGCATCGCTCAGCGCAACATCAATGATCGGCACGAGGGCGAGGTCGTTGTCCTGCCGGAACGCGAGAATGGCAGCGCAGGTGCGCGGCCCCATCTTGCCGTCAATCTGGCCGACCTCGTGATAGCCGAGGTCCTTCAAACGGCGTTGGACCGTTTCGACCGGCAACGCCAAAGTGGGCGCTATATTTGCCGCGCGCCGCACGCCGAGCAGTTTTGCCACCGGATAGCGCTTCACGTTGACCGCGTCGTCCTGATTGCCGCCCAAGCCCCAGACCCATGCCCCTTCAATGCGGTCGATGAAGAAGACATGGCCCTGCCAGCCGGAAGTGCCGCGGGGGATGACGCCGATATCGCCCTGCCGGGCCTCGCTCACCTCCACCGGTACGCCCCAATCCAGATAGGAGCGCGCGTTCAATTTGCGTGTCGAGCGGATGCCGGCTTTCTCGAGGCAATGTCCGACAAAGGCCGCACACCAGGCGACGTCGTCGTGTTCGACATGTTTCTGTCCAACCGACGCATACATTTCCATGATGACCGGGTTGTCCAAAGAGCCTGGGCCTTCATTGGTGCCAATATAGCCTTGGGCGATTTCAAAAGGCGTCATAGTTTCTCCGATGCAATACAAAATGCCGCCCCGCGACGGGACGGCTTGCGGAATGTGGGGAGGGTGCGAGGACGATTACTTCTTGCGGCAAAGCCAGGCTGCCAGCAGCGCCTCGGCCCCGCGCGGCCCGAGATAAGCAAGCGTTGCGACAAACCCTGTTGAGACGGGTTGGGACAAGCCGATGTAACGCGCCGCCGCCTCACCGATCAGGGCCATGCCGACAGCGACAGGGATTTCCCACAGAAGCTCTTTGCCAAAAAAGCGGCGACGGCCAAGCTTTACCTCGCCCGAATGCCACATCAGCCGCCCGGTGAAGGCGCCGATCAGCGTGGTGACCGCCCCGCCGAAGAAGGACGTCATCATTTCTATAAACCCGCTCTCATTCATGGGTGTTTCTCCTCTAGTGCTGCCACCCGGGCGGCCAATTCCTTGACAGCCTCGATCAGAAGGCCTGCGATATTGCCGTAAGCCACCGAGAGCTGGCCCGCCTCGTTGTCCCGCACCACCTCAGGCAGGATGGCCTCGACCTCCTGGGCGATCACCCCGATCTGGCGGGTGCCATCCATTGTGAACCGCACCCCGCGCAGGGCCGACACAATGGCCACTGCGCCCGCGATGGTTTCGACCTCGGTCTTCAGGCGCGCATCCGAGGAGGAGACGAAGTTAGGCGCTGTCACAACGCCGGTGAATGTGGCCCCCGCAAGCGCAGCCTTGGCTGCGATGGCAGTGTCGTAATCGGCCGCCGACTTGGTCGACATGGTCCCAAGGCCAAGGTTCGTTCGCGCTACAGCCGTGTTCGCCAGTCCAGCCAGATTGCCCGCAGCATCCAGAAGCGCATCCCAAGCAGTGTTTGTGGCATTCCTTCGTCTCAGCACTGGTGGTGAGACCGAAGTGTCGACCCAAAGCATGCCCGCCACCGTGGCTGCGGGGGCCGAGCCCCCGGCACTTGTCGATTGCAGGGCTGCGATCACCTCGTTGAGGCGGGCCCGCACGGCCGCACCGGCGTCGTTGGCGATCACAAAGTTTGCGGTTTGCGCCATCAGACGACCTCATCGGCATAAAGCCGCAGTTGGCTGACGATGGGCGTGTAAGACGCGTCCTTCGTCGTAAGATGCGCGCGCGCCTGAACGCCGCGGGCCTCGATTTCATGATTGTCCAGACGTCCCCAAGGGCCCCAGACGGGGTTCAGGGCGGGATTGTCGTCCGTCTCGCGGATCTCGAAGAGCACGTCGATCTCTGCACCTGCTGAGCCGTCAAAGTCGGCCCATGTGTCCATCAGCGCCGTGCGCGCATCGATCCGGTCGTTCAGCGCCAAGGCTGCTACGCCAATCTCGGAACGCAGTCGCACGCGTTTGACGCTGCCAAGATCAAGCCCCGCGGCAAAACCATATTGGCCGTCCATCGCGCTCACCTGCATCACACCATTGGCGGTCACAGTCGCGAGGGTCAGGGCTGAGCCCGTGACCTGCAGGCCGGATTTCGGGCCGGTGAAGACCGGATCTGCCTGAAGATAAGCCAGCGTCGAGAAGGCCAGAACCTGTGCGCCCTTGGTCGAAACCCGTGTCTCAGGTCCAGCCCGCCCGCCGCTGTCCTCGGCCCGGATAAGATAAGTGCCGGGCTTGAGGGGCACCACGGCGATGGCTTCGCCACCGCCAACCTTATCCATCGAATAGCTGTCAGCCCAGGTAGCAGTTACTTCTTTCGAGTGCCGGATCACAACGTTGCCGCCGACCCGCACATCGGGATCGACCGAGCGCGCCCATTTGAGGATCGCAAGTCCACCTGCGGTTTGCAGTGTCACGTTTTCCAACTGTGCTGGCGGGGCGGTCAGGCCAAGGATTTCGGCGGTGCTCATCTGCCAACTGGACGAGACGCCCAGCACAGACACGGCCTTGACCCGGAACGACCAGTTGCCTGGCGCGATGTCGCGGATCTCGAGGGTCAAACCATCCGTCCGACCGTAATCAATCCAGTCGCCGATCCCCGACTGACGCGCTTGCAACTGATACTGGGCGACAAAGCCCGAAGGTGCTGCCGCCCAGGCGATTTTTGCAAGAACCTTGAGCCCACCGCCATCCCGCGTGACATAGAGGTCCTCAATGACCTGCGGCGCGCCAGGTGCGGGAATGTCATAGGCATTGGGCAGTGTGGTGCGAGGGGCTGCTGCATAGATCTGCTGCTCGGAAGCCGACCAGTCATAGACCAGCGGCGAGGTCTCGCGCAGGACCAGTTCAGGCAAGAGCAGCGCGCCGTCGCCCGAGGCCGCGAGATCCAGACTGATCCCATGTACCTCGAAGGGTTTGGCGGCAAAGCCCCAGCGGGAATAGGAGAGTGTCACCACATCGCCCACAGTAGCCGCCCAAGCCGAGAGCTTGCCTGACAGCCGCACCGTCATCTGCCTGCGCGCGCGTTCAAGCTCGATCTTGGCCAACCGCTGCGCCATGGCGGCCGAGATGGTGAAGGGCAGCGAGATATCGCGCCACCTCTGCTCGCCGCCATCCTCGGCAAGATAGACAGCCGAGGCATAGGCCGGAAAGTCATCAGGCTGCCAGTCGTTCTCGGGGCTGACAAACTGCCCCCGCACCGCGTTGAAGTTCTGCGACATGGTCACGCGGGTGGCCAAGGTCAAGCCGCCCTCGCGGACATGATCTGCGCTCAGCGCCACCGAGGCCGCAGACCAAGCCCCCGCATGAATGCGCCAGGATCCCGCCGAGAAGGCGCAGCGCCCGGCAAAGGCCGAGAGCATCCCTTCGATGATGGTCTTAGGCGGCTCCGAGAGGCTGATCACCCCGTTGCAAGTGTAGCGGGGTTCCGTTCCGCCCGCCGCAAGGGGGATGGTTTCATCACAGATGTTGGCGGCTTCGACCAATGCAAGTTCATCGATCCCATCGGTTGTGCCGATCTTGGCCCCGATGCCCCAGGTGGCGTTGGCCATATAATCGGCAAGGCAAAGGGCGGGGTTTTCGGAATAGACGGCTGATTGTGTGCGCGGATCCCAGATGTCGTTCTTGCCCTCCATATCCACAGTGATGTTAGGGATCCCGCCCGGGAAAGCGTCCTGATCATAGGTCAGGCGCAGGCGGATCGCCGCACAGCCCCGCAGGCGATGGTTTTCGGACCACTTGTCGGGCAGCGCCGCCTTCAGACCTGCAAAGGCCGTCTGGTCTGCCGCGCCAAGCTTCTTTTCGACCAGAAC